CATCTACGGCCGGAGCCGCGTTATCTGTCGCCATGAGCTTTACCTCTCAAGTAGGAACCAGGCAGAGCGTCTGCCAGTCCGATCAAACCGGTGTGCCATGCGGGCACGACTCAACTTTGATACTACCAGTATAACGACTACTGGACAAATGTCCAGCATTTTCTTTTGGAAAGCGTAGAGCAGGGAGCCGGGAGCGTGGGGCCAGAGGGATGATAGTATCGTTGTGCGATACTGGCGTGGATAGGATCGGCTATAGTTCTGCGCAAGTGATTGCACTTTCTGTCACCTTTTGTGCGGTGTTTTTGATACAAAGCGTAGGATAACACGCGCCGAGTTATACGGTTTGCAACAATCTGTCAGTTAACGACGGGTCGGCGAGCGGCGACTTGTAAGAAAAACAGGGCTGTTTTTCTTACAGATTTCGTTACAAATACAGAGCCGTTTCTATAACAGGGTTCCCGATCGGGGATAAATGCCCGGAAAGCGGCCGGATTATACCCGAAAGGGTGCGAGCGGGAACATGGCTTTACACTAAGCGAGAGGCTTCGGTGCGGCGCTGCTCGAGGGTGTCCCAGAGTTCCTGCAAGGCGTTGAGCTGGCCGGCGGCGTGGGCGAGGTAGCCGGGTTCCTTGGCGGTGGCCATGGTGGCGACCAACGTGCTGGCGTCGGCAATGCGGTCTTGCAACTCGAGCATGACGGCGAGGTAGGCGGGCGGTGCTTGGTCGCGGCTGAAGGCAAGGGCGCCCTCGCGGTCGAAGTCTTCGCTGACGGTGTAGAGGTCAGTAGGGATGGTTTTGGTTTTGGTGAACATAAGGTGTTTGCTGTTCGCGAATGGCGAATTAGCCGCGGCGCATGACGATGATCTCAAGCGCATGGATGGCTCTCTGCAGGTGCGGGCCGCATTCCCGGCAGGCAGGGCCGAGGTGGGTGTCGTGGCCGTGGATGTCTTCAATACGAAGCGGCTTGGCACAGATGCCGCAGCGCGGGATGTCACTGCCGCGGCGTCCGGGGCGCAGGCGGCTGGGCGGGGATGGCGGCGACATGGTCATCAGTAGCTGCCTCCTCCGTGGCTGCGCAGGATGTCGCCCTCGACGTTGATGGCGTCGGAGAGACAAACGTAACGAAGCAAATCGATGAAGTCTTTGGTCGCTCCCTTTTTACCGTCAGCCGCAGTGTAAGTTTGTAGGGCGTAGATGACATTTTTGCAGTTTTCGCTGATGTACAGCTTCGGCTGGTTGCGGGCGTCCACCGGCTTTTCGGGATTGTATGACAGGGCATCGTTGATCATGCTGACGCCTTCATCGATGCTGTCGCCCGGGGTCGCCGTGAAGAGCATGCCGAGGTCGGCCATCTCGTCGATGAGGGTCGTTGGGGATTCCTTGCCAAGCGTGCGGGCGTTGCCGTAGCGACTGTCCATCCAGCGCTCAAAGATTTCCTCGCCGCCTTCGACGTGGAGGATTTCGTCTTTGTAGCGCTCGAGGCCGAAGCCGAAGTCTTGCTGCGCGGGTCCGGGCTTGCCGTCGAGCTTCTTGCCATCCGGTAGCGCCCACTCGCCGGCATAACCGATGCCCTCGATGTAGGACGTTTGGTCGGGCCACTCGCGGTAGACAACGATGCGGCCAGATGTGTCATGCACCGTCCAGATCATCGCCCAGTTTTTGCCAGACGCCGGATCGACCCAATGGTAGCGGGTGCCTTGCGGGACATCCGAGGCGCGGATGACGTGGACCTTGGGATTGAACAGCGGGAAGCGGCCGCTGATGGCTTTGGTCGGGACGCCGTAAGCGCGGCAGAGGATTTTTTCCTTGGTCTCGCTCTGCAGCTCTTTCTTCATGCGGGACCAGCCGGCCCAGGGATTTGACTGCGTGTGGAAGTAAAGAATCGGGCGCCCCTTGGGATTGATCTGCTCGATGGGCACTTTGTCGTAGCCGGAGATCTCGCCTTTGTCGTTTTTGAGTGGGAGCAGCTCGGCGTCCGTATCGGTGATGGTCTTGGCGCCAGACAAATAGTCAGCAACGGTCGGCGACCAGCCTTCGACCGGCGTAAAGGTCACGGCGAGCTTGCCATTTCGGTCTACGAGGCGGAAACGGAGGGTTTCGAGGACATCCAGCGGCACCAGCTCGTCCGCCCAAGCGAAATCGATTTCGCCGCCCTCCAGCGTGCTCGGGTCTTGCGAATAATTGCGAAAAACACAGATACTGTTTTGTGGGGTCACGAACTTCTGTTCTGTATAGCCCCCCTTAACGCTGTACGTTATATTCGTAATCTGCCCTTTTCTCGCCGTCCTCCACTCCGGCGGCATATATTTCCAAATGCGGGGCTGTTGCAATTCGATGGAGTTGGGCGCGGTGGTCTGAAAGCACCAAACAACTGATCCGGGCTTGGAATAAAGCGTTTTTATGACTTCTTTCGCCGCCCATTCCGTTTTTCCCGAGCGGTTTCCGCCCATGACGAGGATCTCACGGTGTTTTTCCAGCAATTCGGACGCGCGCTTCCACACCGGCGGGATGTAGCCATAGCGAAACGGGTCTGATGCCTCGCGGGCGATCAGCTCTTCCCTCGTTTTTAAGTATTTCCAGCCTTCGTCCGGCCCCAGTTTCTCGAGCAAGTCGAGATCGACCTGCATGACGGGGTGCGGTGTGGGCTTGAAGCGTTGTGCGTGCTCGTTCACGGAAATAGAATGGGCGCTGGCTGGTTGACGCTCGGACCCTCCCCAGGGCCGATTTTGTTAAGCCGAGCCAGCGCCCAAAATGTCCAAAGTCGGATTCTCCGCGGCAGCGAGCTGGTCGATGCGCGCGGTCAGCCACCGGCCGTTGTCTTCGCGGCAGACAGTGACGTAGTCGTTTTCAAGGCCGCCCTGCGCGACAACGTAGAGCACGCGGCAGGTGCCGATGCCGTCTACTTCAACGCGGAAGTTTTGCGGTGGCCAAGAGATCATGCGAAAGAAAGAGACAGGGCCACCGGCATTTCAGTGCCCAGACGCACATTGGAGCCGGTGATGGTTAGCGTTCCCTGCCAGTGGCTTCCTACACCGGCAACTAAAGCCGGTTCAGAGGCATTGTTTTGCCGAGCACGGTGCGGCCGCACCTTTTCAGCGCACGGGTTGCCATGGTGACGAGGGTAGTGGGGTGCCGTGTTATAGGCCGACACAGGCCGATAAGCCGTATCCCTCTCCCGACCACAGGACACACCATACGGTGCTCCTCGTTTACTGCGCTGCCCGGACAAAGTGAATGTGCAGGCGCCCCGCTCGTTTCGCTCGGCGGGGCTGGGCATAACGGCATGCGCCGCGGGACCACACCACATGGAATCCCGGCGAAAACCCGATTGAGCCTGCAGGTTGTAAATCATTTTGCTGACCTCTTCTTGCGCATCTCGGCGCAGAGGGCGTCGGCTTTTTTCTTGGCGGCCTTGGCAACCATGGAAGCGCGCAGCCCCTTGAGGCGCATGATCTCATTGTCGATGGCTTGAATCTCTGGCGTCATAATTTTGTACTTCTCCATAAAGTCAGGGCTGTCCGTTCACGCAGATGTAGAGGAAGCCAAAATTGGCAAAACTGTATCCGGCAAAGGCCACGGCGAGACCGGCGTTTCCTTCGCGCCAAAAGCTCACCGAAGTGATGGCGTAGCAGATGGTCGTGATGACGAGCGGGGTGAAGGTCATCGGCGGGCTTTGGCGGTCTTCGCGGAGGCGCGGAATGCTTTGGCGGTGGGGGCGCCGGCGGAACCGGGCTTGCGCATCTTCTCGCCGCTTCCGGCGGCGATGCGGGCTTTTTTGGCGTGTATGTTGGCGTATAGTCCTTGTTTCATGGTTTGTTTTTTCGGATGGCTTCTCGGAAAAGGTATTGGATCAAGTAAGCGCCGGTTTCCTCGTCGCTGCTGGTGATGTGCTTTAAGAAATCCTGCACAACGTGATACAGCTCATGGACGAGGCTGCCGGTGTCCGCGGCGTCTTCGATCCAAACGACCGCTTGGCTGCCGCAACACATCGCCCAGGCGGCGTCACTGTCGTCGGGCTGGTTGTCGGGGTCTTTGGGGTCGAGATTGAGAATGTTCGCACACCGCCGGATCGCCGATGACTGCGGGGTTCCGCAATAGAACTCCACGACCAGACCAAAGGTCTGCTCTCGGACGACGAACCGGCGGGTGCGTTTCATTAGGCGGCTTTCTTCGCCATTAGCTGGACGTAGTGGAGGTTGAGGCGCGCTTGGAAGACCTTCCAGAACGGCTCGGCTGAGAACATCCAGGCGACCTCAAAATCGTCTGGGGATTCTTTGCCGATGCGGACGATGCCGCGGCGCTGGACTTTCATGTCCGGCCGGTTCTCGTTCCAGAGTTGCTCGTAGCCGGCGAGCTGGACTTTGTGCGCGCCGACAATGGCTTTGCTCGTCTTCCAATCCAACAAGACGATTTTGCCGTCACGGTCGCGGGACGGTGCATCGATGGTTCCGCCGAAGAGATACTCCTCGGAGACAAGCTGCACCTCCGGCTCAATAACGGTGAGACCTTCGTCATCCCACCAGCGCTTGAAGTTGTTGAACGCGATGGTGGCTTTCTCAATGTCCGCGGAGCTGAACTCGGAGAGGTCGGCAACGTGGTTGTGGAGAAAACACTCAATGAGGAAGTGGGCGATGGTCCCGATGTCGGCGGCCTTGTCGCGGACCTTGCGGTAATCCTGGCCGTCCATGCCGAGCTTCCACGCCCAGTGGATGAGGCCGCTGCTGTCCTCGCCGATCTTGGCGATGGTGCTGGCGCCGGGAACATCGGTGCCGTCTTTGAGCGGATACTTCTGGTGCGCGCGGGTCTTCTCGAGGCGGACGATCTTGCGTCCGTCCTCGGTGAAGCGATCCGGCTCGGCGGGCTTGGTGGCCTTGGCCGAAGGGAGGCGGCGTTTTGCCGCCCCCCTTTTGACTGTGGTGTTTTTGGCTGGCATGAGGGTTACCAGGTGATCTCTTCGTCGTCG